ACAAATAGACGGCGAAAATAAGATTAAAATACTCAATAAAGAAATTAATACAATCTTAGTAGGTAAAAATGTCTGATATTAAAAGTATAAAACTAGCTAAAAGAAAACAAGAAGCTAGAGAGATTGCAAAAAAAATAATTGATTTTGGTATAACAGAAGATCAAAAAATTGATATCATGTTTAATATTGCAATGACTTTAGAAAGCAATACAGCTATGAAAGATATAACTACTGTATTGAAAATTTTTATAGAAAAGTTTAACAATGATGAAGAAGAAGATAATAATAATAAATCAAAGAGAAAACTCATAGTCTAAGGAGAATATTATGAATGAAACTTTAATTGAAAGATTTGAAGAACTTTTGACTCTAGTAGAGTCTCTAAGAAATGATGTAGTAAAACATTCAGGTGGAAATAAGTCAGCAGGTCTAAGAGTTAGAAGAGGACTCAGAGACGCTAAAAAGTTAGCGAGCGATCTCGTTAGAGAATCAATTGAATTAAATAAATAAACAAATAATAATGGTCTTTAAGTAATAGAAAGCCCGGTGGAGAAATCCACCGGGCTCCCTCATTTTCGTAGAAAGATTTTTAAATTTTATTCTTTACAGAGTTAAGCTTCTTTATAGCAGCTTTTTCAATCTGACATATTCTCATTCTTGTAACCCCAAATATTTTTCCTACATCTTCTAATGTAAGATTAGAACTATTTTTGCATAAATTTATACAACACATTTGTGCATCTTTGCATTCTATCCAGTATCTACAGTTAATTTTTTCACAACTCTTTTTTGTCTTATTGTGATAATCAAAGCATTTCATATTTTACTCCTAAGCATGATATTTAGTATTATAAACACAAGTTCTGTAAAGAACAACTAGGAGAAAAATGTCAGAAAACACTAGAAAGCTTTTTGTGATAGATACTAATGTTTTACTTTATGATAAAGCATCAATCCATTCCTTTCCTGAGAATGATGTTGTTATACCAATTGTAGTATTAGATGAGCTAGATAGATTCAAAGACAAGACAGGTGTTGTTGGAGAAGCAGCAAGATATGTAAACAGATATCTTGATGATTTAAGAGAAGAAGGTAATCTTCATGAAGGAGTCAAGATACGTAACAATGATCAGACAATAAGAGTAGAACTAAATGGATTTGATAAAATACCACAGTTTTTAGAAAAGTCAAGTGCTGATAATCAGATAATTGCTTGTGCTCTATATACAAAAAAGAATAATCCTGACAGAAAGACAGTTGTTGTCACAAAAGACATCAACTTTAGAGTAAAATGTGATGCTTTAGGTATAAAAGCAGAAGATTATTACAGAGATAGAGTCCTAGAGTCTGATGATGAAATGTACAAGGGTTACTTGGATATTGAAGTAGACTCAAAAGAAATAATCGATATGCTTTACAATGAAAATCTAACTGAAGATGAAATAAAAGAACTTTGTGAAGACGTTAGTGACTATATTGAAAGAGAATTTCATGAAAATGAATTTTTATGCATTAGACACGATAGATCTTCTTTCTTAGGCGTTTATAAGCAAGGCAGGATTCACAAGCTTAAAAATGAAAAAGACTTTAAGTCTGTTTATTCTTTTTCTTCTAGAAACAGAGAGCAACTATACGCTTTAAATGCGCTAGTAGATGAAAAGATAGATTTAGTAACAATCACTGGGCTGGCAGGATCAGGAAAGACTTTCATTACTTTAATGACAGCTGTTCATGGTCTTAATGAGGGAAAATATGACAGGATTGTTATAACAAGAAACGTGCAGCCTGTAGGTAAAGATATTGGATTCTTGCCAGGTGACTTAAAAGAAAAGATGACGCCTTGGATGTCACCTATTATGGACAACTTTAGGCATGCCTTCAAAGATAAGGATCTTACTTATTTTGAGATGATGATGGAGAAAGGAAAGATTGAAATTGCTCCACTTTCCTATATGAGAGGCAGAACATTTAGCGACACATTCTTGATTTTTGATGAGGCACAAAATGCCACAATTCACGAAATTAAGACAGTCATAACAAGAATTGGTGAAAATTCAAAGATTGTCTTGTTGGGTGACACAGATCAAATTGATACTCCATACATAGATTCTTTGTCTAATGGTCTTACAATTGTTGCTGAAAAATTTAAAAATGAGAAAGTTGCTGCACATATCAAGCTAAAAAAGGGAGAAAGATCATATTTATCAGCAGTAGCAGCAAAACTCATTTAAGGTTTAGGATATGTCAAAAGTATATAAGTTTACTAGAAAAGATAAAAACAGATATCGAAAGGTATACAGGTACATCAGAAAGAAGCCTGTTTACGAATATTGTGCAAATGAAGAATTTGAAATGATAGCTGGGTATGTAGACTTTATAAATTCTGACGGGCCTGAGACTTATACATATCCTTCGACAGTTTCTTTTACTAACGTACCTGTAGTAACAGTAACTTCAGTAGATTCAGAAAGTAACAATCAGGCAAATGTAAATGCGTATATAACCTCTATAACAACAACTGCACTTAATATTTCTGTTAGTGCACCTTTTACAGGCAGGGTGCACTTTATTATCGTAGGTCAAGACTGATGAGCGCTATTCCTTATCTCACAATATTCACATGTACTGACAATGTGTCTGGTGTTGATTATGTTGATATTGATTTTTCATCTGCAGGTTTTTCTTCTCCTCCTGTTGTCTCTGCATCCACAAATGGTGATGTAAACGTATTTGCTTCTAATATTACATCTTCAACTGCAAGATTGAATTTTTCTGCAATATTCACAGGAAGAGTGACATATATAATAAGACCGGCAACAATTTAGAGATTTTATTATGGCAAAAGATTTTAGAGCAACACAAATAGAAACAACCAAGATTATTCTTTCTGGCGGTATTGGTTCTCAGGGCGTAGGCGGCATAATTTATAGTGGCTCAGTCGCAACCAATAAAGAGGGTGGAATTCCTGCAAGCATGTTAAGCGATGTAGGTACAGATGTTTTCTTATTTGTATCTGGTACAAAAACACCCAATAGAGAAGATGTAACTCTTTTTGGAGGTGATGTTGTCATATCCGGAACTTTATACGGAGGTTCACCTTTAACTGTAGGATTTGACATGCATTTGTCAAACTCAGTAGGCAGTACTCAATATTTAAATTTTGGAGACACAGAAGGTGTAGGAGGTTATGGCTTTAGATCTTCTGCAGGCACAATGCAATTTAGAAATAACGGCGGAAGCTGGTCAAACTTTGGCGGCGGTGCAGCCGCCGGAGGATCTGACGTAGACTGGGTTGATAGAGGTAATTCTCTTGTTACCACATCTTCTGTTTCTATTGCTGGAGGGCTAGGCGATACCTTTGAAGCTTCAAATGCTGATTCTCGTGCTTTCACATTTTTTAGTGGTGCTCGTGCAGAGCTAGGTACTTTAAGTGCTGCAACAACAGGACTCTATGCAGGCACACAGACAAATATATTTTTCGGCGGCGACGTAGTCTTTTCAGGCTCACTTCACGGTAAATCTGCAGTTGGAGGAGGTGCTACTTTATTTGATGCGACTGCAGACGATATCAATTTTAGAAAAGCCAGACAATTTATTGTTGCTAATGAAGCAGGAATTGCACCTTCTTCTGGTCCTAGCTACGACGGTAATGTTGGTTTTACTGTAACTGGCTCGATAGATAGTAGAGGAATTCCAAGCGCTATTTCTGGTGTATCTTTGTTCGGAGGCGATCTAGTAGTATCAGGAACTATGCACACAGATCACGGTGTGCAAAGAAGATTTAAGATACTAACAGCTCCCGGCCCTTACAACGTAGAATCAAATGATCATCATATCATAGTAGATGTAAACGGTGCTTTTATAATAAACTTGCCCCGCGCTGATGTCGCCGGTCTAGGTAGAGAGATTTATATAAAGGGCAAAGATCAAGTATCTAATTCTAACTATATTGATATAGTAGCTTATTCAGGTCAATATATTGATAACGCCGCAACTTTTAGAATAACTACTCCATGGACAAGCGTTCAGCTTATATGTGACGGTGGCGCCGGCGCCGGCGCAAGATGGTACATTATGAGCGACGGTAGAGTATAAGGAGATTAAATATGGGTTATGTCTTTGATTCTAATAGCAATAGATTAACAGCAACAACAGCGTCGTTAGAAAATGCAACTGAGTATAAGGCAGAAAGACTGTCAGGCTCACTAACACAACTTCACGACGGAACTTCTTACCTAATAGAAGGTTCAAATATAACAATCACAACCGGTTCAAATGGATCTATTACGATTGCATCCGCCGGCGGCGGTGGAGTTTCTTTAGGTAATGATGGTAATAATAGAATTGTCACTGCACTAGGCGATGGGAATATTACCGGAGAAACTAATTTAACTTTTGATGGAAATACAAATGCATTTACTGTTGCTGGAACTTCAAGAGCAGGAGCAGGAACCGTAGGACGTTTAGCTTATATTCACGGATCTTTGATATATAAAAATGAAGCTGAAGGTCATTCTAGGCTGCTACCTTTAGGATCTCCCGGAGATGTAGCAGATGCATCTCAAGGGAAAACAGGGCTGATGAAGCACGTTTTTGCAACGCCTCATAATGGACAAGTTAAGCATCTTCGTTTAGCATTCTCAGGATCTGGTGTCTTAGGTGTAAATGATATACCTGGCCAAGTAGACGCAAGAGTTTATATTTCTACAGGGTCTATCGCAAACGTAAACAGAATACAATTTACTACAACTTTAGTAGCTGCTCCCCCTCAATTCAAAGCAACTGGAATTGCTAATAAAACTTTTTCAGGAGTTGGAACTAACCCGGGGGTAGTACAAAAATTAGACTTTAGTAATGACGTGAATAGAACTTTTGATGCAGATAGGCTAGTTCTAGTAGCAATCGACCCGGCTAACGCTCCAGGATCTAACGGAGGCGGACCTCAATTTGATATTACTTATACATTGACTCTTGAGTATAATGAACAAACAGGTTAACATTTTTTATCACTAAAGTATACTTTTCATAAAGGAAAGTATATGAAGAGCCCGTTTAGTCAAAATTCAACAAAAGATTTCAATAACTGTCCAATAGTTTTTGTCTCCGACATGCATGTAGACGAATACGCCGGCGGTGCTGAGTTGTCAACAGATGCGTTAATGAAGACTTCACCGCTAGGTGATGTTTTCTTTCTTAGGAGCAGAGATCTCACGCAAGAACATATTTCAGCTGGGACTCAAAAGATTTGGGTATTTTTTAATTATGGAAGCATGAACCTCAATCTAGTTCCTGCTGTGGTTGCCAATTGCAATTATTTCATTGTAGAATATGATTACAAGTTCTGCAAATACAGATCAATTGAAAAGCATAAAGCAGAAGAAGGAAAAGAATGTGACTGTCATCAGACACAATTCGGAATGTTTATGTCTTCTTTCTTTGCAGGCGCAGAACACATCTTCTACATGTCTAAAGCACAAAGGCAATTACAATCAGATAGATTTCCATTCTTAGGCGGAGAAAAGTCTTCTGTTCTAAGCTCGATATTTAACGTTTCTGATCTAGAATTAATTGAAAGAATTAGAAATGCTAGAGAAAGCGACAATGGTAAGTTTGCTGTTTTAGAAAGCAACTCTTGGATCAAGGGCGTAGAAGAAACACAGAGGTATCTGGGTGAATCCCAGATTGATTTTGATATGATAGGTGGACTATCATACCATGACCTGCTTAGAAAGCTCTCAGAGTACAAGGGGTTGTGTTTTAGACCTCTTGGAGGCGATACATGTCCCAGACTAGTTATTGAAGCTAAGCTTTTAGGATTAGAACTGGACATCAACGAAAATGTTCAACACGCTTCAGAAGAATGGTTCAGCCAAGAACTAGACAAGATTGAAGCTTATCTTTTAGATGCACATAACCGTTTCTGGTTGAGAATAAGTAACTTTATTGAAAAGATGCCAATAGTAAGTGGTTATACTACAGTCCGAAATGTTGAGTCTCAAGGATACCCATGGAGAAAGTCCATAGGGTCACTATTACAGTTCTGCGATGAAGTAGTAGTAGTTGATTGTGGATCTGATGATGGATCTTTTGAAATGTTGACAGAATGGGCTAATAGAGATAGTCGTATTAAATTGCATCAAAAAGTAGTAGATACTTCTGATAAAAGATTTGCTGTAAAAGTTGACGGAGAGATGAAGGCATACGCTAGAAACTTATGCTCAGGAGAATGGTGTTGGCAGCAAGATATCGATGAAGTCGTTCATCAAGATGATGCAGTTAAAATTAAAGGATTTGCTGCAAACCTTCCCAAAGCTATGCATTTAGTTGCGCTTCCCGTTATTGAGTATTGGGGAGACAAAGGAAAGGTGCGTGTAGATGTAAACCCATGGAAGTGGCGTCTAAGCAGAAATCATGATCATATTACGCATGGTGTACCACAAGAACTCAGGCAATACGATGATAATGGTGAAATGTATGCCGCTCCAGGAACAGATTCTTGTGATTACATTGACAAAGATACGGGCGCTAGAATACCATTTTCTTCTTTTTACACACAAGATGTTCATAATGCTAGAATTGCTGCACTGCAAGGAAATCAAAATGCACTTGATCAATACGAGAAGTGGTTTAATTCTGTCATAGACCAGCTTCCAGGTGTTCATCACTATAGTTGGTATAATCTTGAGCAAAAGATTTCCAATTATAAAAATTATTGGACAAGATTTTGGCAAAGTATGTACGGAGAAGACCAAGAAGATACGGCAGAAAAGAATATGTTTTTTGACAAACCGTGGAATGATGTGTCAGATCAAGATATTTCTGCCATGGCTGAAAAACTTGAAAGCGAGATGGGTGGCTGGATTTTTCACAAAAAAGTTAATTTTAACACACCTACACCTAGTATGCGTGTAAATGTATCACAACCTGATATAAAATTTGAAAAAAGGAATGAAAATGAATGATGACGATCTAATTGAACAGAGCCCTTTTCAAGCGCTTTCAAACTCTTTTATTGAGTCTCAAAGGTCTTTCAATACAAAAGTAACAGACTTACGTCAGCGTTTAGAAAGAATCGCTGATAGATCAAAAGTACTATCAGTTCAACTAAATAGTGACCCTTTCAAGGCGAACATTAGCTCGCTAATCAATATTGAAGAAGAATCACGTCTAATACTTCTTGTTGCCAAAGAATTAGAAAAGCAGAGAGAAGATATTTTAACTGTGCTTGACATGTTGAACAAAACTAAAGAAATTAAACTTAATAAGTGAAAAAATGGAAAAAATAGAAAAGCCTTGGGGATATGAAGTCATATGGGCAAAAACTGATAAATACGTTGCAAAGTTTTTGCACATCAATCCAAATTCTAGAATGAGTCTACAGTTTCATAAAGAAAAAGAAGAGACAATTTATGTAATGGCAGGAGAACTAAAATTACAACTTGATGCTTCTGAATCATTTCAGTTCTTAGGACCTGGATCGATACATCATGTCAAGCCAGGAGATATTCACAGATTTGGAGCCGGTGAAAGACCGGTCATGCTTTGCGAAGTAAGCACTCCAGAATTAGATGACATTGTTAGAATTGAAGATGACTATAAGAGGTAAAATTGAGCACTAAGTTTGTATTTTTAACGCCTGCTTTTAATTGTCAAGAAGACATTAAGAAGACTCTTTTTTCTATGTTGTCGCAATCATATGATAATTGGAGAGCAATTTTTATTGATGATGTTTCTGATGACGATACTAGTCAAAAAATATCTGATATTTCAAATAGACTAGATCTAGGAGAAAGGATAAAAATAGTCAGAAGAGAAGAAAAGTTTGGTGAAACTAAAAATACAATTGCAGAAATAGAAAATATTGAAGACGATGAAGTTGTTTGTAGATTAGACGGCGGAGACTGGTTAACAGAAAATGATACTCTTTTTTTGCTTGATGAAATATACACAAGGCATAACACTGCCGCTGTTTGGACTAAGCATAGATGGGCATACACAGATGAAAACATATCAGGGCCTCTTGATCCTTATCAAGATGTTTATAAGCATCCTTGGGTCACAAGTCATCTTAAAACATTTAGAGCAGAAAAACTCAAAAGAGTTCCTAAGCAAAATTTTTTTGACAAAGATGGCAATTGGATAGAAATAGCTTGTGATCAAGCTGTATTCTTACCTTTGCTTCACATGTGCTTAGAAAATCAAGATCCTTTAGCTTTTCTTCCTGTTGTGTGCTATCATTATAATATTGACTTGAGAAAGCCTAACTTGTTTCATAATGAAAGATCTTATAATCAAAGAGATATGGCAATATGGCTGAGAGAGCGAGGGTTTTTAGAATGAATGTATTTACTCATAATTTTAATCCAAACTCCAATAGTGGCCCTAATAAGTTTACCAGAAGTCTTTTTTTAAAACTTTTAGAAGAAAAAGAAATATATGTAACTAGTCAAGAAGAAGCAGACATAGAGTTTTGTCTCATACAACAGACTATCCAAAAGAAAAAACCTATGGTTTTAAGACTAGATGGAATTTATTTTAACTCTAAACAAGATTATAAAAATCAAAATGCTCCAATAAAAGCTTCTTATGAGAATGCAGATGCTGTAATATTTCAATCTGAATTTAATAAAAACTTAACTGAACATTGGTTTGGTCCTCATCCAAATAGTCATGTCGTCCACAACGCTTATTTTGGAGAAATAATAAAAGATCAAACGTTTAAAAGACAATTAGGTGATAGAGAAATATGGTCTTGCGCTTCTTCTTGGCGACCTCACAAGAGATTGGTAGAAAACGTAAGATATTTTCTTAAGAATGCGCCAGAAAAAGCAGTTTTTATTGTTGCAGGATCCGGATATTCAGAAGAAGAAAAGAACAAAATTCAGCAATTGATGTCAGAAAAACATTATGATGATAAACAGATTATTATGTTAGGCAATGTAGACTATCACACGCTTAAACAGCTTTATGATGCTTCTTCAACCTTTGTTCACTTAGCCTATCTTGATCATTGCCCGAATGTTGTTGTGGATGCATATGCCCACGGTTGTAAAATAGTTTGTTCTAACTCCGGAGGGACACAAGAAATCGGTGAAGGATTTGATGTAGTCTTGGAGAAAGGATTACCTTGGGATTTTTCGCCTACTGAGTTATACAATCCGCCAGAAATAACTTTAAATAGAAAAATTTCTTTTGCTGGCGAAAATAATGCTAAAGAAAATTCAGAAAAATGCTTAAACAAATATAAAGAAATTTTTAGGAGTCTATTATGAAAGAATACAAAGATTATGAAAGTTATATTAATCATCAAAAAGAAAAAACCTTAGATCCTGTTAGGAGAGAAAAATGGTTAGGAGAAGAGTGGGGATTAAAGATTAACGGATTTAAACAAGAATTTAGTAAGCTGAAAAACTTTCTAACTCCTGACAAAAAATGTCTTTGTTTGGGTGCTAGAACAGGACAAGAAGTCGTTGCGCTCAAAGAAATAGGTGTAGAAGAAGCAATAGGAATAGACATAGTTCCTCACGAGCCCTATGTTTTAAAGGGAGACATTCACAACTTAGATTTTGAAGATGAATCTTTTGATTTTGTCTATACAAACATTATGGATCATTCAATAGATCCTAAAAAGATGATTTCAGAAATTGAAAGAGTTTTAAAGAATGATGGTCTTTTTTATTTACAGATACAGTTAGGACTAAATCAAGATGAATATACAGTTTTTGAAATAAATAATCCACTTTTTGACATTGTCACTCTTTTTGATAGAAGTTACTGTTTATCAGTTAGACAAATTAATGATAACGGTATACCTAATTTTGCAGGAATGAACGTAGAACTTTTGTTTAGAAAAGACGCTATTCTTTCTAATCTTTTTGAAAAATACGGTAATTTAAGCTCAATAGATTTACCAGAAGCATATGAAAGATTGTGGAATGACATTAATCTTCCTATACAAACTAAAAAGCTAGATACTGCTAACATACTTGATCAAGAAAAAAGACTAGTCATATTGGAAGGTCTTAAAAAAAGAGCCTATTATCTTACTAGAATTGCTGAAATGCATGATGTAAAAAACATTCTTGAAGTAGGAACAGCTGAGGGCTGGCAATTCTTTAGTTTTGGAGAATATGCAAAAGAAATAAAAGGGAAAGTTTATAGCTGTGACCCGAGAGATGTTAGAAGTAATACACACATTGCAGAATACGAAAATGAATGTATCTATTATCAAGCAACTAGTAAAGAATTAGGTGAAGACAGCAGTATACAAGATATTGAAATGTTCTATATTGATGGGCTTCACGATGAAAATACAGTCATAACAGATGTTGTTAATTTAATCAACAAACAGACTAAAGACAAAGCGCCTATTTGGGTATTTGATGATTTTGATGTAAGATTTGGCTGTTTTAAAGATATAGCTACGCTTATAAATTCTTCAAACGGATTTAAAATATGGGATGTGGGATTGACTGCAAGTGGCCAGCCAAGTCACCAAGTTTTAACAAAGGTTAGATTTGAAGTAAATGAAAATTAATTTTTTAACATTCAGTCCTAATGAAAATTCTGGATCTTATAGAATTTGGGTAAGAGATCTTTCTAGAACTTTAAATGAAATTAAATGTGATTCAAAAATATTTACAAGTGTAAAAGAATTAATATTAGAAAAAGATGTAGATGTCATAATACTATGCAAATCAGCTTTTGAGTCTGCAGATGAAATTAAAAAACATTTACCAGAAGCTACAATTGGAGCTATAAATATTCCTTGTAACTTCTTCAACAACTCAATTGATTTTGTAATTGTAGGTTCTCCTGAAGAATACATATCTATGAGCTACTATGATAATGTTTTTATCTACCCTTTAATAGAAAGAAAGTTTGAATCGATTAAAATTAAAAAACATGAAGAGAAAGACACCTTAGATTTTTGTTTTCACGGTCATTATCCTCACTTGTTTAAATTTGAACCTTTTTTAAAAGAAGCAATAGAATTCTTTGACAAAAATATTAAAAAAGTAAAAATAAAAGTAATCACAGGAAATAAAGAATTTAAATGGAAAGCTGGAAGACCTAATGTAGATATAAAAATGTTTAGTTACGATGAAAATTTTGTAGACATAGTTCAATCTTGCGACATAGGATTAGTTCCTAACGTAATTGATATTCGTCTATTTTCAAAAGATATACAAAAAATAACTTCTGTTGATTTTGGTCTTTATGATACAGACTATTTTCTAAGAATGAAAAATAAGACAAATGCTGGAAGAGCTTATGTTTTTTATCAATTAGGAATTCCTGTTATACATGATATAAGTCCAAGTAGTTTTGAACTTATGTCTAAAACTGATTATACTATATGTGCACACGATCACCTAAGCTACATCAGAGAATTTAAAAAGATTTCTGATCACAATTTAAGAAATGAAATTGCAGAAAGTAACAAAAAGATGTTTGAAAAACATTACAATCCGCATATACACGCAAATAAATTATTACAAAAAATACAAAAATTAAGAGAGGAATAAATGTCTGTTCAAAAGTTAGCTGATAGAGGTTTTCTTTACATAGCCTTCGGAGAATCTTTCACAAAAGAAGCCTTAATGTCTATAAAAACACTTAAGAAATTTAATAATGAGCCCGTAGCTCTTTACACTGATAGAGAAAGAACTTCTGATTTTGATGGTTTAGTAGATGTATATGCAAAAATAGAACCCAGGCACATTAGAGCAAAAGTAGATTTCATATCCCAGACGCCTTTTAGACATACTGTGTACATGGATTCAGACACAATAGTTGTTAGAAACATAACAGATATGTTTGAAGTTTTAGAAAGATTTGATGTAGCTGTTACAAATGACTATGCAAGAAAGAGAACAAAATATTCTAATATAGTTCCGGAATACGCTGCGATACCTTATTCATTTTCTGAAGTCAATGGTGGTATTATGGCTTTTAACGATTCAGCATCAACAAGTAATTTTCTCAATATGTGGAGAGAGTATTTTTACAAATACTTTAGGGAAACTAATGGATGGGATCAAGTGAGTCTAAGAATAGCACTCTGGAATAGTGACGTTAGAATTCATCATTTTCCTTTTGAATACAATATTAGAAGCAAAGCAAATAGAGAAAAACAAGATAGATTTAAGCATGAATTTGGAGAACAACATATGTCTCCTAGAATTTATCACTTGCATTATGATAGTGAAGTTCATCATGGAAAGTTTAAGTATAACTTAGCTGATATTGAAGAATATGAAAAAATTTTAATATCTCAAGCTGTATGGTATTAATATCAGGAATAAACATGGACATTAAAAATAAAACTGTTGCCCTAGTAGGATCAGCAAAATATTTAAAAAATTTTAAATTTGGAAATGAAATAGATTCACATGATATTGTAGTAAGAATCAACAAAGGGATTGATATTATTAATCCTGCTATGCAAGAAATTGTAGGAAAGAAAGCTAATGTTTTATATCATCACCTTTTAGAAGATCCCGCTGGATCTAGTGGCCCAAAATTTGGATTTATTAATCCTGAAAAATGGAAAAAAGCAGGTGTTGAAAATGTTTTTTGTTTACCTAATTCAAGCATGAGTGGTTTGGCAAACGGAAATCAGCTTTCAAATTTAGTAAATCTTCAAAATGTAGAAAAACTTAATGATTTATTAAGCTTACAAATGGTGGATTATAATTTTTACAATTTTCTATCTAGTCAAATTAAGTGTAAACCAAATACTGGAATCGTAGCCATATTTCACATGTTTTCAATGAAACCTAAAAAAATGTCTTTATATGGTTTTAGCTTTTTACTAGATGGCTGGATTGAAGAATACCGCGAAGGAATAGAAAACTTAAAAGAAAATTATGAAAAAAACTTGTCAATAAGTCAAATCGAAGAAAATGCATTAAATTCCAAAAGACACATTCAGAAAAATCAGTGGGAATTTATTAAAAACTTGTACTTACAAAATAAAGAATTGATTTTTCCTGATACTCATATGAAAAAAATACTAGAAATGGAAAGTTTTAATAAGAAAGAATACTTTTCTTTGTAATTTAATTAAAAAGCTGTTATAATATTAATTAAACAATTGGTAAATAAAGAAAAGATGCAAAGACAAATACTACAAATAAAAACAGATAAATTATTTACAAACATAACAAAAGAAGTTATTAATTTTTGTTCTTCTCAAGAAAACAAAAATGGTTTAGTTAACATATTTTCAAAGCATACAACATGTTGTATTAAAATTCTAGAGGACGAGTTATTGCATAAGGCTGATGTAAGATTTTTTCTAGATAAAATGGCACCAAAATGGAAAGAGCCTGAAGGGGATCATAAAAATATTAAATATCTTCATGACTTAATTTCTCTTAGAAATGATTGCCCGATTGACGAACCCATTAATGGTCATAGTCATATTAGAAGTTTATTCTTTAATACTTCTGAATCAATTCCTGTTATTGACGGAAAACCTATTCTTGGGAAATGGCAGAGTGTTTTTGTTATTGAGCTTGATCCAAATAGAGATAGAGAAATATCTTTAACATTTTTAAATGGGTGAGTTATGAAAATATTTACATATATTAAAAATGATTCATCTCGAGTACCAAGAAAGAATTTTAAGATGATTGGAGGATTGCCTCTATGGAAACATTTAATCTACGAAGTCAATGCCTTTTCTAATGTTGACATTTTTATAGATACTGATAGTCAAGAAGTTATAGATGAGTGCAATAGCGATGAAAAACTGTCTGGTGTAACAGCTTATCTTAGAGACAAAAAATTTATAGATATGGAGAATGACCCAAATAATAGTCTAAGCCCGGCACTTCTAATGGTTGAAAATTTTCTATCTAATTTTGTAGATGATGATAATGAGGTAATTGTCTTGACACATGTAACCTCACCCTTTTTAAAACCAAAAACAATTTTCAGTGCAGCTAAGATCTTAGAAGAAGGTTTTGACACAGTCCATTCTGTTACATCAAAACAAGACTTTGCCTGGTTAAAATCTTTTGATAACCCAATAAATTTTAATCCAAATGTTGTTCAGCGGACACAAGACTTAGATAAGATTTGTTTTTCAAATGGTGCATTTTTTATATTCACAAAGAAAACATTTATGAAAAACATGAATAGGTTTGGAGAAAATAACTTTCTTTATGAGATTGACAATATCGAAGGTATAGAAATTGATACTTTACAAGATTTAAATTTTGCAAAAATAGTTTATAGAGGAGTTGCAAATGGAATTGATTGACGTCACCCTTAGAGACGGCGGCCATGCCGTTAATTTTGACTGGCCAGTAGAAGTTGCAAGAGAATATTACAACCTAATTTCTTCCATCAGCAGCGTAACTTATGTTGAAATGGGTTATTGGAAGCAAACAGCAAAGAGTCAAAATAGATTTTATAATCTTAATATGGAAAAATTAGTAGAAATCATTGGAGATAATCCAAAAAAGAAAGTAGCTGTAATGATAGATTATCATTATTGTCAAAAAGATTTAAATGAATATCCAGATAAAAATCAAAATGTTGTTGGAATGATAAGAGTTTGCAGTAGAAAAAATGATATTGATGATGCATTGCCTTTTATTCAACGATTAAAAGATAAGACAGGCTTAAAAGTAAGTCTTAATGTTTTTAATATTTCAAATTATAGCAAAGCAGAAATAGATTTTGTTGCAGAAAAAGTAAAAAATTATAGTCTAGACTATGTTTACTTTGCAGATACACACGGTGCGCTTGATTTCGAACTAGACGGCAAAAGATTTAAAGATGCAGTTAGTGTTTTAAGAGAAAGAAATATAAAGGTGGGCATGCACTTGCATGACCATAGAGGGAAAGCTTATAGTAATTTTAAAATGCTTAAGAGTATTGGTTTCACAGGCTTCGATGCATCTACAAGAGGAATGGGAAAAGGCGTTGGAAATCTAAGATTAGAAAATGTTATTGAAGATAAAGAATTAATCAATTTAATGAGTTTTATTGCTCGCAATGAGAAAAAATTTACCATGAGAGAAAGTCCTTATGGAGTAATTACTGCTAAGCATAGTATTTCTGATTATTATGCATACCATGCAGAAAAAAATAAAATTACAATTGAATTATTTGATGAAATTTGCAAGAACATAAAAGGCATAGATAAAGATGTTTTTAATATGGAAAAGATAATACAAAAATGAAAGTAATAATAACAGGAACTAGCTCCGGCTTAGGAAAGTCACTAGTAAATCAATTTCTAGAATTAGGCCATGAAACAATAGGTATTAGTAGATCCAAATCTAAAGAAACCAATTATATTTGTGACTTCAATTCAGATGAAAATATTAAAAATACTTTTAATCAAATAGTTGTTGATAATTTTGATAAACCTATAGACTATTTATTTTTAAATGCAGGAATTTTAGGAGATATTGAAAAAGCTACGAAGATAAAAAATAAAAATCTTCAAGAAGCTTTACAAGTCAATTTATTTGCAAACAAACTGATTATTGATATTTTTTTAAATTCTGAAATCGAAGTTAAGAATATTATTGCGATATCATCAGGTGCTTCTATTAAAGCATATGACGGCTGGCTTTCTTATTGTTTATCTAAGGCAGCTTTAAATCAACTTATTAGATGCTACGCTATAGAAAATACAAATATAAATTTTTTAAGTTTAGCACCTGGTATAATTCAAACAAAAATGCAAGATCAAATTGTCAAAAACCCTACAGCGAAATTTTCTTCAATTAAAAAATTTAAAGATTTATACGGAAAAAATCCATCATCAAAAGAAATTGCTGATAAAATAATTAAAAATTTAGACATGCTTGCAGATCAAAAAAGTGGAAGCTTTTTTGACTTAAGGGATATTAATGATTAGTAAAATATACAATGAAAATGATAATAGGCCTACATTGCTCGAGGACGAGTTTAAACAAATAGGTGTAGATTTCGATGGTGTCATCCACGCGTGTACAAAAGGATATCATGATGGAACTATTTATGACGATCCAGTTCCCGGATCTTATAATGCTCTAGAGATACTATCTAAAAAATATGAAATTGTAATATACAGTGCAAAAGCTAGAAGCGACAGACCTTTAGTCAATGGAAAAACAGGCATTCGGTTAATTTGGGAGTGGCTAGAAAAGTATGACATGTCAAAATTCGTAAAGGATGTGACAGCAGAAAAACCAAGAGCCATTTTTTATATTGATGATCGTGCCATTAGATTTTTTGATTGGAAGTCGTGCCTGACAGAAATTAATAACCAGGTCCAGAAGAAAAATGAATAAAAATCTTAACTTTCTTTTTTTACATTTCCCAGTTGACAATAATCAAATTGAAGCAAAAACTTTACCTGACTATTTTGCAGAGAAAAATTTAAAAGTTTTTTCTTTGTTTGAAAAAGGAAAAAGAAATTTTTGTTCAATACACAAAGGTATTGATAAAAAAGCTGAACCTGTCAACAAAGAATTATTAAAAAATATAAAATTTGATGTAATAATTACAAAAAATAATGCATTTCAGTCTTATGGGTATCAATATCGTTCGAACAATACGATTGTTATAAATGTTACACCAATGGGTTTTGATTATAATAAAAAAAATTGTGATTTCTTTTTTGAAGAAAATGAATTAATCAAAGCACCTGTTAAAGAAATGCAAGAAGTTTTTGATAAAAACTTTATTGAATGGAAGAATAGAAAAAATCAAATAATAGTTCCGGCATCAATTGGAAGTGATAAAAATCAAAAAGAAATTGTTGACTTAATTGATGCTGAATCTTTTAAAGAATATAGCTTTTTATTTGCCGGAAAAATATACAATCAACAATATGCAAACTATCTACATTCAAAGCTTGCATCTAAAGGCATTGAAAGTGATTTTAAATTATTGACGAGAAATGAACTGGCTTATGAGTTTCTTAATTCAAAACTAACAATGTTAACAACAGACCCCAGACCATCACAACCTTTTGATCCTGGGCCTAGAGTTATTTTTGAGTCAATTAGAGCAGGAACACCTTGCATAATTAATGACTTAGTTTTAATAAATACGTATTGCAAACCGTATTGTACAATATATCAGAATAAAAATAGAGAAATGTTTTATTCAGCATGTAATCAATTTTTAAATAGAGATAATGATAGCTTATCAAAAAGTTGTTATAGAGATGGTAAAAAATACCTGACTATTGATTTTGCTTGTCAATCAGCTTATGAAAGGATATTAGCGTGTCTGAATTAAAAAGAAACTTAATAGTGTTTTTAGCTCATATTGATGATATAGAACTTTCTTGCCTCTCTTATGTTTTTAAAAACTATAAAGAATACGATGAGATTAATTTTTATTTAGCTACGAAATGGCAACCTAAAGAACAACTCTGGAGTCAGAACTTAGAAAAGATTAGACTAAGATGCCCGGACATAAAAATAAATTATTTTAATCTTGAGTATAATCAGAGAATATTAATGACAAAATTTGATAAGCTTAAAGATAAATTCTACAGCCAAATAAAGTTTTCTAAAAATACTAAAATAGACATGTTGACGCATGATTTAGAAGATTGCCATACAGATCATGTCGCAATTGCTATGATATCAAAGGGTTTGTTCAAATATACAGATAGATATATTACAGTATACTCACCAAGCACAACCAATTTTAAACCAAACTTATGGATAGAATTAAGTGAAGAAGATTATTTTCTTAAAAAAGAAATGTGCGATGTATACAATGTCAACAACGAACAATCATATACTAATTTAGGGTATTATCTGCAGAGTGAGTCTCATTATAACATAGGCAAAGCTTATGAAATTGAAAATTTTGCTGTGGCAAGTAGTAAATATTCAGAATGTTTTAAAATTTTAAAATGGAGATAGTTAATTGTTTACAGAAGAAGAAAAAGAAGAACTTAAGATTAATACAGATAAATTTGTACACTATTTTCCAATTTATGACTTTTATTTTAAAGATATTAAAGATAAAGAAATTAATATATTAGAAATTGGTGTTAAAAATGGAGAATCACTTAGACTTTGGTCAAAATATTTTAAAAATGCAAATATCATAGGCGTAGATTTAAATCCTGAATGTTTGAAAGAAAAAGATAAACTTCTAAACATTGACATTTTAATCGGTGATCAAAGTGACCCTAAAACATTTGAAAAAATTAAAAATACTAAATTTGATATTGTAATTGATGACGGAAGCCACGTTTTTAATCACATGATAATGTCTTATTTAATTTTATGGAAGAATTTAAAGCCAGGCGGATTGTATTTTATAGAAGACACTAGTATGACATTTCATAACAACTTTTTAGGATATCCTCAGAATAGAGACGAGTGGGATGGATTTATAATAAGAGGAATTAGATCATTAGATCTAGATATATTTTCCTATAACATTGTAGATGAAAGAATTAAAAATAAACCAAATAATAGAGCTAACTACGATCATCCAATATCAAAAAACATAAAAAAGAATACTGGTATTGACTCGAGAGAATTTAAAAATGAAATTCTCTTTATGCATGTCTACAACAATCTTTTGGTGTATAAAAAGAAATTTGATTTAGATAAAACTTGTTGGAATCAATTAGATTCATCTGATAAAATTTTAAAAGAGTAAAGATAACAATGAAAGTAACAATTCATCAACCTGAGCATTTTCCCTACGAAGGGTTTTTTCAAAAAATGGCAGCAGCAGATCTTTTTGTAATATTAGATAATGTCAAATTTAGAAAAAATTATTTTCAAAATAGAAATAAATTTTTAAGTAAAAGAGGTGAAGAAGAATGGTTTGGTGTTGCTGTTCCAAAAAATAGCAATTCTTTATTAATTAATCAAATCAAACCTGTAGATGATCAAATTAATAAATGGAAGTCAAAAACGATTAAACAACTCAAAAATAATTTTTCAATAGACATGACTAATATTTATAATCAAAATATGTTAATTCAAATAAATATGAGCTCTATTGAATGGTGTAGACAAAAACTTAATATTAAAACTCCTATGATTTATGCATCGAGCTTAGATGTAAAAGGAAGCAAGACAGATCTTTTGTTAAATATTTGCAAAGAAACAAATGCTTCAACATATCTCTCAGGACCTAGCGGAATAGACTATTTAGACTTAAACACATTTAAATCCAACAATATAAAAGTAGATTTTTTCAATCCAGATGTTAAAAACTACTATTCTATGTTGTACAATATAATAAAAGGATAAACATAAATGAATATAGGAATAATTGGCCAAGGTTTTGTAGGAACAGCAATTAGGGAAGGTCTTAAAAACTTCTATTCAGTTTCTATATACGATCTTAAAAAAGATTTATGTCCAGAAGAAATGTTGGCAACGCCAGCGAGCATTGTTCAGAATTGTAAAATAATATTTCAGTGTCTACCAACACCAATGAAAAAATCAGGAGAATGTGATTTAAGTATTGTGAGAAGTTCCCTTACAACTTTGAACACAATCGCTTCAGTTTATAATAAGAATCCAATTGTTGTTATAAAGTCAACAGTTTCTCCAGGTACATGTCAAAAGCTTGATGAAGATTTTGAGAGTCTTAATATTATTTTCAGCCCAGAATTTCTTACAGAAGCTAATTCAATAGATGATTTTAAGAATCAGACGCGTATTATTTTAGGAGGCCCTCGCCCCTATACGACGCAAGTTAAAACTATGTTTAGAAGAGCATTTCCACATATTCCTATTATTAAGACAGGATATCAAACTGCCGAGATGGTTAAGTATTTTATTAATAATTTCCTATCTGTCAAAGTATCATTTGCTAATGAAATGTATCAAATTTGTAATGAGCTAGGAATTGATTATGACAAAGTAACTGAATACGCCTTGTTTGATAAAAGAATAGGAAAAAGTCATCTTGCTGTTCCAGGGCCTGATGGAGACTTTGGATATGGCGGACATTGCTTTCCAAAAGACTTAGATGCAATGATTTACTTGATGACTCAAAATAACGTAAATCCCACAATTCTTGAGTCTGCTAGAGAAAAGAATGACGAGGTAAGAAAAAATAGAGACTGGGAAAAAATGAAAGGTCGTGCAGTTTCTGAAGATTAATTGTAAAAATTCATTTTTTAAACTAAACTCTTTTATAGGAGTTTAAAATGAATCAAGATTTTCCAACAGGAAAGCCACACGTATCTTTTTCCGAAGTCAAGCATTGGAAAGAATGCTCATATCGTCATAAGTTGCTTTATATTGACAAGATCGATATGTTTGAACCAAGTCCTTATTTAGACTTTGGAACAGCTGTTCACGAAGGATGTGAAACTCTTTTAGAAAGAAAAGAAGTTCCAAAAGAAAAGTTGTTAACAGACATAAGAGAAGCTTGGAAAAAATATGACTTTGACAATCCTGAATGGGTAGAAAAACAACCTGACTGGTATAAAAAGTCTTACGCACCTTTAGATGAATGGTGCAAATGGGCTGAAAGCATGTGGGATGAAGTTGTACCTTTCTTAGATCAAGAGTTTCCAGGATGGACTTTGCATGCAGCCGAAGAAGACTTATATGAGCCCGTAGAAGGAAAAGATTTATCTCTTAAGGGTTTTATTGATGGAGTTATCAAAGTTCCTAAAAAGCGAGGCAAGGGAGACGAATATTGGATCATTGACTGGAAGACAGCTGGGAAAGGAGGCTGGCGAAGTGAAAAGAAGCAAGACTTTCTAATGCAACTTCAGTTAATTCTTTACAAATATTACTGGTCACAGAAACACAGTATTCCTCACAATCAAATAAAGTGTGCTTTTATTACTTTAGGCCGTGGAGCAAAGAAGGGAAAAGTCTGCCAGCTTGTAAAGGTGTCAGCAGGACCAAAGACACTTGCGAAAGGTGTTAAAGTTTTAAATAGTATGATATCAAGTGTCAGAAGAAAAATATTTCTAAAAAACAGAAACTCTTGCAAATATTGTCAATATCACAATACAAAACACTGTAAATAATTTAACTACAAAATTTTTTTGATATAATTGAGATCAAAGAGGTTTTAATGAATAAGAAAAAGTATAAAGTTTTAGTTCTTTCTGATCATGCCTTGTCAACCAGCGGTGTTGGTACACAGACAAGGCATTTGATCAATGGATTGCTAAAAAAAGGTTGCTGGTCTTTTAGGCAGTTCGGAGCTGCTATTAAGCACACTAATTATGACACTGTCGTTGTCAACGAAGATTTTATTATCAAGCCGATCGATGGATTTGGAAACCCAGATCTTATTAGAGTGACTCTGGCAACAGAAAAGCCTGATATTCTTTTTATCTTTACAGACCCTCGATTTTTTACGTGGCTTTTTGAAATAGAAGATGAAATTCACCAGATGTGTCCCATAGTATGGTGGCACGTTTGGGACAACTATCCTTATCCTGAATTTAACGATCTCTATTATCAAGCAACTGATAAAATCAATTGTCACTCACATATGACTTATTCTATGCTTCAAGAAGAAGGCACCCATTCAGAAAAGACTTTTTTTATTCCACATGCAATTCCAGATAATTTATATGGACCATTGAACGAAGATTTAGTAAATAGCAATAAAATTTCTTTATTAGGAGAAGATAGAAAAGATCATTTTGTTGCACTGTGGGTTAATAGAAATGCAAAAAGAAAGCGTCCAAATGATGCACTTTTGACATGGAAAATATTTTTAGATAATTTAGAGAAAGATTATGGACACCGAAATGCAACGCTTATTATGCATACAGAGCCTACAGACCAAGAAGGGCCTAATCTTTTTGAGACTTCAAAGATTTTAGGGCTGGAGCAAAATGTTTTCTTTTCTAGAGATAGAATTGAATTTGACAAGATGAATGTGATTTATAACATTGTAGATACGTGTTTTACACTTTCTTATGCAGAAGGATTCGGTCTTTCTACACTTGAATCGATGATGACAGGGACTCCTATTATAGCACCACAAACAGGTGGTTTAACCAGACAAATTGTAGATCATAGAGACAACACAGAAAATGGAGTGGCATTACCAATTGTTGCAAAGACTTTAGTTGGAAGTCAAAGTGTTCCTTACATTTACGAAGATTATGCTAGCGTTGAAGATGCAGCAGAAGCATTAAGAAAGCTTTATGACTTAAATCCCGAAGAAAAATCAAAACTTAAGAAAAAAGTTTATGATTATGCACACACAGAGTTTTCTTACCAAAAAACAGTTGACTTGTGGCACCAAAGCATGTTAGATGCTGTCAAAGAATTTAAGTCTTATAAAACATGGGAAAAATTTACTTTTTGAGGAATAAAAAATGAACGTACTTTTGAGAGCCCCTCTCCTTACAAACAGCGGATACGGTGTTCATTCAAGGCAAATTTTTGAATGGATGTTGTCTAGAAAAGATTTTAATATAACAACGCAAGCACTTCAATGGGGAGCTACACCGTGGATAATCGATCCTAACGCAGAAGATGGGATATTTGGTAAAATAATGGATCGATCAAAAAATTTTGAAGGCACAAAGTTTGATCTATCATTTCAAGTTCAACTACCAGATGAGTGGGATGAAAATTTAGCTAGATTTAATGTAGGTGTAACTGCGCTGGTAGAAAGCGATAGATGCAATCCTGCTTGGTTTGATAAAATGAATAGAATGGACAAAATAATAGTACCTTCAGAATTTACTAATCAAGTAATTAAAAATACATTTGGAAATGTCTTTGAAAATAAAGTTTCGGTAATACCTGAGTGGTTTAATACTCACCTTTCTAAGAAAGATAAAGAATTTAGAAATATCAAGGATGAAAGATTTAAGTTTGATACAAAGTTTAATCTTCTCACAATAGGAACTTTGACATCAGCCGACGCTCAATCTGATAGAAAAAATTTAGCAAATACAATTGGATGGTCAATTGAAGCGCTTGAAGGACAAGAAGATGCAGGAATTATAGTCAAGACGTGCTTAGGTAAGGGATCAGTTAAAGATAGAGCAATGACAAAATCGGCAATCCAGCAAATAATTAGTAGATTTAGAAAGTCAGATTTTCCTAGAGTTCACTTAATACACGGTAATATGACTAACTTAGAAGTAGCATCACTTTTTAAATCAGGCAAGATTAAAGGTTATGTAACAGCGACAAGAGGTGAAGGGTATGGTCTGCCTCTTGTTGAAGCGAGTGCTGCTGGAATACCTGTAATTGCTACAAAATGGTCTGGTCATTTAGACTTTTTAGAAGATAAATTTTTGACAGTTGACTACAACCTTAAAGAAATTCCTGTTAATAGAGTTGACAATAGAATATTCATAAACGGAGTCCGCTGGGCTGAACCTGACAAAGATTCTTTTATCAAAAATATTAAAACTTTAAAAGCAAATTATGAAGAACAAGAAAGAATATCTAGACTCCTCAAAAAAGATGTTCAAAGAAAGTTTTCAAAAGATAAGATTTGTAAAAAATACGATAAATTTTTAAAGGAATGCTTTTAAAAATGGGTTTAACTGAAATACTTACAATTTGCGTAGTCATCTTAGCTGCCTCTCTACTTTTTACCCTTAATAAACTTTTTAGGTTTTCTATGATATTGATTAATCTGGAAGATTCTATAGAAGAATGCTTAGACTTGTTAGACGAAAGATACAAATCAATGTCAGAAATACTTGAAATACCTGTTTTTTTTGACTCTACAGAAGTCAGAAGAGTAGTTAGCGAAATTAGATTGTCAAGAGAGTCTCTGATTGTCGTCGCAAATAAACTTACAGAAAGTTATGGGAGAAAAATTGAAATTAAAGAAGACAATCAGGCGCCGGAAGAAGTCTAAACCTTATTTTGGTGTAGACGTTCACGATGCAATCGTAGAATATCAAAATACAGAGTGCGAAGAAGAAAAGCATGAGATTTATGAATCTCAAATAAAGTCTGCTTTTGAAAAGCTTTCAGAAAATTTAATATATATTTACGGCTTTAGCAGAGACAAAGATCATTTCTATATTCTTAAATCTGATTGTGTATCTTTTTTATACGAAACACTTTACAAGTTTGATCCTTCACAAGGAAGCAAAGCTTTTTCTTATTTTAATGCATGCGCTAAAAATCATCTTTTAGCAGGTGCAAAGAAAACACAGAAAAATAAGATAAGAAATGTTTCTATAGATGACATTCAGAGTCTTAGCAATGTTGAAAAAGAGATGGTGGAATCTCACCAAATAATACCTTCTCAAGATGATATTTTTATTAGAGAAGAAGATAAAGATATTCTTAAAGATATGCTTCAAAAAATTAAATCTAAACCACTTAATGAAAATGAAAAGCTTTGTATTAATGCCGTAATAACACTTTTTAAGAACATTGAAGAAATAGAGTTTTTAAACAAACGAGCAGTTTTTGTTTATTTAAGAGAAATATCAGGACTTAATCCTAAACAGCTAAGTTCATCACTTTCTAATATAAGAAAATATTACAGAGAGATAGTTAAGACAGACGATCATTTTATTTTATTTGGGTAAAAAAATGAAAAAGCAAGAAAAGACTGTTGAAGATAAAATAAAAGATTTTTCTGATCTTTTAGATGAACTTGAAAATACAAAAGATAAGAAAAAACTTTTATGGAAAGAAGCTTATAAAAATGCTTTAGATGACAGATCGTCTGCTTCTATACTTGTTGACGACTTACTTTTACAGATTCAAGGAAATTTAAGTAATCATCAACAGTTTGGGACCATAATGACAAAGTATCTTGAAAGAATGTCTAAGTCTAACGATCAGATATTGAGACTTGCAGAATTAATTGCAAAAGAAGAAGAAGCTGCAGGCGTAATATCTCCTGATGATATCTTCAAGGAGATATCTGAATGACTGTAAGAAAACACAGTAGACGAAGTGCTTTAGGTTCTGCGCAGGGTGATAATACAATTAGCTTCGGAACAGATGACTATATCAACAACAAAATATCAGGAAATCAAAATAAAAGTAATCAGCAAATAGAAACAGCTATTGTTGAAGAAGTAATTTCAAATCCTACTGTATATTTTAATAAACCTTGGGTAGATAATAACTCAACTTTTAATGGAAATCCTATTACGTTAGGCGATGTTTTGTCTGGGAGGGTTCGTGAAGATGATGATGGAAATCCAATTGCAAGCCCATGGCTATTAGAATCACCAGAAATTATTGATTTTATCCCACCAAATTCAATAAAAGCTTTCAGAAAAAAATCAAAAAATTCAGGAGGAGCTTCAAATTCTATCATATGCTTTCCGTTTTTTTCTTCTCATTTCTCGCTACCGGTAAAGCCAGGAGAACAAGTATGGATTATAAACATAGAAAATACCTATTACTGGATGTGTAGACAAACTTCTTATAGACAGATAGAAGATGTAAATTTTACTTTTTCTCAAAGAGAGAATAACGTAAGAGATATAAAAGAGTCTGAAAATCCTAATGCTTATGTTCATTTTAATGGTGGGAGCACATCTGGTGCAAATATTGATTTTCAAAAAATAATGTCTGACTCTCTTACGTATAGAGAAGAATTTACTGGAGAACCTGTCCCTAGACAAGTAAAGGGCTGTGGAGACTTTCTAATCCAAGGCTCTAATAATTCACATATTTATTTAGGAAAAGAAAAGTTTGAAGAATCTGAAACTTCTTTTAGCCCTGCATATTTTACGCCCTATACAAATATCGAAGACTCGATACCTGAAAGAAAACCCATATCACCTGCTATTGATATATGTATTTTAAGAAAAAAATCAGATATATTAGGATTGAAGACGGTATCCTCCTCTAATGATATTGCTTCTAATCCTTCTTTAGAAGGAGAAGATACACTAAGCATAGTGTCAGCTGTTCAAAAAGATGCAAATCTAAGATACTACGAAAACGAAAAATCAAGAGATGTTGCCGGAAAAGAAATATTTTTTGAAGAAAATAACGACTTTGATATATTGAATTGTGCAGCAAGAGTTTATCTTACAAACGCGAAAACAATCGATACTATTCTAGGAATATCAGACTATCAAGGTGAACCAGATATGTCATCTTCACCTCAAGATACGACCGGCCGAGATGACTATGGAACATTAATTGCATTTGGAACAAATGCAAGATTAGTCGGAGGAGAAACTATTAAAATACAAAATCTTTCAGGCCAGAGTGGTATTCAATTTACTCCTTCTGGTGATGTTATTATTTTTGGAAATACTTCCGGCGGCGCAAAAATTGTTTTAGAAGCAGGAGGAGATATTAGAATTGTACCGGGAGAAAATGGAATTCTTAAGCTAGGATCTGATAATGCAATAGGTGGTCTGGTTGCTTCTGCTAATTCTTTAAGAACAGAAGGTAGTGTAGAATCTCCTACAATAGTAACAACAGCAGGGGGTTTCGTAGGGCAACCTCTATCTCCTGCCACAGGAATATTTAGTAATAAAGTTTTAATTGCAGTTCCGCAAGTATAATCTCCGGAGAAAAAATGGCATTGACAGGCACACTAGGGCAGTTTGGAGATGAAGATACTTGGAAGGCAAGATATCAAAATGAAGTTGTCAAAACTCTTGAATCGGGCGGAGGAGAAATATTTGGAATTCCCATTCCTATCCCCATGCCTCTTCAAGAAATTCAAGCTGCCCAAGCTGAAGCTGTTAAAGAAAGAATAGGAAAAGAAGACGAACCTTTTCCTGTAATGTCAGGAGGACTAGTAGCCGCAATAGATGCTATTGACAAAATGCTACCACCTGGTCCCAATTCAGGAATTCAAGATCCTACAATACCCATAACACCCGTTATAGAGCCTTTTTTAAACATACTTGTAGACATAGGCATACCAGACCCTATTAATTGGATTTTAGAAAATTTAGAAGATTTTAGTAATCTACCTTGGGATAAACTTGCCGAATGTGAAAATCAAGAATTTGCAAATTCGCTGGTAGAAATAGACCCAACTATATCTTCCGATGGACTTCCAGAAAAACTAGAATCAGTTTGTGGGTTTGAAATACCCACAATTGAGGTTGAATTTCCTCCTAAAATTGAATTACCGACACTTGATTTTGACTTTGCCTTAAGTCTAGACTTACCTACTTTTGATCCTTTTATAAACTTTGATCCACAATTTCCTTCAATCAATTGGATTCCTATACAAATTATGCTAGGTATTATAGATGCTTTAATTGCATTGATACAGGAAATAGCTCAATTAGTAATAGAATTTATAAAAGGTATTATTAATTTTATTATTTACATAATTGAATTTGTAATCAATGCGATTATTGCCGTAATTCAATTTATATTATCAATCTTAGGAGGCGCTATCTTATTAATAGCATCTTTAATTGCTTTTATTAAGATTGTTGTTATCGCTTTTGTAACTGCTTTTGTAGGGTTTATGATAAACAAAGGAATAATTTCTTTTGGTGTAGGTGGACTATTAGGATTAGAATAGTCAAATAATTAACAACATTTTCATCTAGAGAATAATTATATAGAGGAAAACATGGCAAGTTTTAAATTTAAAAGCTCGGGTGTAAAAGCTACAGATAGAGCCATAGCTGAAGACAAAATTACAAAGAAAAAAAGAGATATTGGAATTATAACTCCTCTTTCAAATAATCAAGATCGTCAAATTTTTGACATGCATGATGATCCAATTAATCAAGTAAAAGATAATCTTAAAAATTTAATCTTGACAAATGCCGGTGAAAGATTAGGTTTGTATGGTTTTGGCGCTGACTTATCTTCGCTTTTGTTTGAGTTATCTTCAAACCCAGGTGTGCAAGAAGAAATGACCGACAGGATTAAAACAGCTGTGCAGAGATATATGGCAGGTATAGAAATTAAAGAAATTTCTGAGGTTGAGCTTGACAAAGGCGAAAAACAACAAATTAATGAAAAAGGAATGGCTAGAGTTAGACTAAGAATTGAATATGATATTCCTAGTGCAAGAATAACAAATCAAGCTTTAGAAGTAACATTACAGGCAGGCGGATAATACATGGCAAAAAATATAAAAAAAGAAATCAACAAACAAAAAGACATGTCTTATAACAGTCGTGATTTTCAAAGCTTGAAAAACGACTTAAAAAGATATGTATCACAGCATTATGATGGTGTAATTTTAGATACAACAGATGCTTCACTAGCAGGAATGTTTATTGATATTGCTGCTTATGTAGGTGATGTCACGTCATATTATCTTGATCATCAATTTAATGAAAACTCTTTAGAAAAAGCTGTAGAAACTGTAAATATTGAAAGATTAGTTAGAGAAGCAGGTGTTGAAATTATAGGAAAATCTCCCGCGTTAGGATATGTTCAAATAACTCTAACTATTCCTGCGGTTTTACAAAACGGAGAGTATGTACCTAACAAGAACATGATGCCTATAATAAAAGCAGAATCAATCTTTACTTCAAAATCAGGCATTAAGTTTTACTTAGCAAATGATTTAAATTTTGCTGAGGTTGATACAGCAGGAGATCTGGTCGCCGAATATACAATCAATCAAACGATTAGCGGAGTTCCTGTTAATTTCTTAGTAACAAGAGAAGAACTAGTTACAAGCTCGCAATTAAAAACTAAAAATTTTACAATATCAGATGCATATGTTCCTTTTAGAACAATTACGATAGACGAGTCTGATGTAAATGAAATAGTAAGGGTTACAGATTCAGACGGTGATGATTATTATGAAGTAGAATCACTTACACAAAATACAATTTTCAAAAGACTTCCTAATAGCCGCGCAGATAGAGAATTAGCAAATGAAAGAATTCAGATGCTTCATGCGCCAAAGAGATTTGTTAAAAGTAGAACTTCTACAGAGGGCGTAACGACTCTTTTGTTTGGGTCTGGAAGAGAAGATACTTTTGATGAAGATGTAATTCCAGATCCATCAGATCATGCCATTACGCTCTACGGTGATAAGAAAGTTCTTAATAAAGTTACTATAGATCCTCAATCATTTTTAGGAACACAAACATTAGGAATAAGCCCTAGAAATACTACCTTGACTGTTTATTACAGAGTGGGTGGAGGATTGAATCATAACGTAACTGCAAATCAGATAACAAAAGTAACAACTTTAATAACAGAGTTTCCAGCAGGAATGACAAATACTAATGCAACTTCTATTAGAACGTCTGCTGTCTGTAATAACAAAAAAGGCGTCTTGGGAGGTTTAGATGAACCCTCTATCGAAGAATTAAGACAGATTGCACTTTTAAATAGAAGCGCTCAGAATAGAGTTGTGTCTAGAGAAGATCTCTTGGCAAGAGTATATTCGCTTCCTAATAATTTTGGAAGAGTTTATAGAGCATCTGTTAGAGATAATCCAAGTAATCCTCAAGCTGCACAACTCTATATTCTGTCAAAAGATTCTGCTGGAAAATTAATTATTTCACCAGACATACTAAAAGAAAACGTGTCAAAATACTTAAGCAAGTTTAGAATAGTTTCAGATGCTATTGATATACTTGATGCATCGATTATTAATATTGGAATAAATTATATAGTAACTATTAATCAAGATGCAAAATCTTCAATAGTTATATCTGCTATCAATGCTAAAATTAAAAACTATTTCAAAATTGACAATTTTCAAATTGATCAACCTATTAAAATAGGCGAAATTGAAATGCTTATTTTGAGTACACCCGATGTTGAGTCAATTAATAGCATCACATTTAATAATAATACAGGAATTAAGGGCAAGAATGTTTATTCTAGCTATCACTATGACCCTCAACGCAACATAGAAAGAGGTTATCTTTTTCCGCCAACTGGAGGAATATTTGAAATAAAGTATCCAGATGAAGACATAGTTGGGAGAATTTCATAATGTACAGAATATTATCAGCATCAAAAGACACATATATAACCAATAAAATTATCAATAATTCTTTTAGAGCTACCGATGCCAATGTAGGTCAGGCCGGGACTTTAGATTTATTTAAGATTTATAATGAGACAGCTATTTCGGGGTCTGAAGATCCTCAAACAGAAATTTCTCGTTTGCTTTTAAAGTTTGATATTGGTACTATAACAAATATGAAGTCAGAAGGTAAAATAGATATTAATAGTGATACTTTTAAATGTTATGTCAAACTACATGATGTTTATGGTGGTCAGACAACACCTTCAAATTTTGATTTAATTCTTTTTCCTCTTTCGCAAAGCTTTGATGAAGGTTCTGGGTATGACGTAAGCTCTTTTAGAGATATAGGCACAGTTAATTATATAACAGCTTCTACACTGGGAGGCAATGCGACACTTTGGAACTTACCAGGCGCCACTGCATCAGGTAGCTTAAGTGATGCATTTATTGACGTAATTGTTAGCGGAACTTTGTCTGGGCCTAGCGGAACAAGTAATGTATCGCTAAGTCCTGTACAGTATTTTAAAACAGGCGAAGAAGATCTATTGATCGATGTAACCAGAATAGTATCAGGAACAATTTCAGGTCAGATTCCTGATTATGGATTCCTGATAGCATTTTCAGGAAGTTATGAAAAAAATGAAAAAACATATTTTGTCAAGAGGTTTGCTTCTAGAAATTCTTCAAACACAGCAATAAGACCTAAACTTATTGTTAAATATGATGACTCCTTACAAGACAATCACGAAGATTTTATCTTTGACGTCACAGGATCTTTGTACTTAAACAATTATCATTTTGGTGTTCCGTCCAATATATTATCAGGCGAAGGTGCAACACAGTTGACAGGTGAAGATGTCATGATTTTAAAGCTTGTTTCTGGTAGCTTTAAGAAAACTTTTAACGTTTCGCAAGCGCTTAGAGGTACGAATAGAATTGCTGGAGTTTATTCTTCTTCTTTTGCAATTAGCAGCTTCTCTTCAGAAAGCGTAAACGGCGACAGCCTCAAAAAGCATATAGAGACTTCTGGATCAATTAAGTTTGATGAAATTTGGTCTTCTTCTGATGAGACGATCACGTATCTCTCTTCTTCAATTAAAATATCTAAAAATGCTAGAACAGCTTTTGATAATTTTCAACAGAATATACTTGTAACGGTGACTAATCTTAAAGATTCATATAAAGTAGGTGACATAATTAAAATAAAAGTTTTTTCTGAAGACAGAGATAGATCAATTTCTTATACGAAATTACCGATTGAAAAGAAAAGTCAAATTTACCACCAGATGTATTATAGAGTTAGAGACTTCCAAACAGGGGATATTATAATAGATTTTGATACGATACACGGATCTAATAGGCTTTCTACAGATTCTTCTGGTATGTATTTTGAGTTTTATGTTGACTCGCTTCCGAAAGGAAGAACTTATGTTTTTGACTTTTTGGTTAAAAAAGCAGGATTTGACACCGTCATCACTGATGCAGCTTCAAAGTTTAGGGTTGAATAATGACAGGAAATAAAAAACTATTAGATCGAAATTCACCGGGAGGTATATTTAAACCTAAGTTTAGAAATGAAACAAGAAATTATCTAAGCAAACCTGACAATCAAGACTATAGTCTTAGTATTTTTGCCGATACTAATATTGAAAGTTCAGCATCGTTTAGGTACGGTGACAAAAAGTCTCTAGTCTCAACACAACAACTAAGAGTGGATTATTCAAATTTTGCTAATCACACTTTTTTCCATTCAGCTGTTGCTAGCGTAAACGAAGCTTTTGATAAAATGGTTAACTTTTATCCTTTTAATGGTTCTAATAAAGATATAGAAATATTTGAAGATGAATTAACTGGATTTGAAAAGTATATTTTAGATTCTTTTCCTAAAAATGTCGGATATATGGTTTTTTCCGGAACTCAAAAAGGTGAATCATCTTTAAATGGAACTTATGTTAATGTAACTGACAGTATTGGTGCTACATTTTCTTCGTTGTCTAGTATAAAAAGTGCTAAAGCTGTACTCGATCCAAAAAAAGAACCTTTGACCATTTCTTTTTTTTGCAAGATACCTAAACAACAAAATGACAATCAAATTATTATTCAAAAAAAGCAAGCACTATCAAATAATTTTACACTAGCACTATCATCTTCTTTATCAACGTCAGATGCTACTTTAGTCTTTGGTATTACATCGGGTTCTAATTTCTCTTATGTTACCGGTTCAATTAACAAAGGCTCGTTTATTAATGTCTCTGCAATTTATGATCCGGAAGGGGATGAAAAGACAAAGTTGGTCATAGGTGATTTGGTATATTCGTCTAGCATGAGCACTGTTTTTAACAGTCTGTATTATGAAGCTGCTGATTTAGTTATAGGTTCTGGCGAACAAGTGAGAATTAATGAAGTAATTTTTGATCAACAGCAGACATTTTCAGGTTCAATTGATGAATTGAGATACTATCACTATGCAAAAAACATAAAAGAGTTAAAAGAAGAAAAATACACCTCAGTTTATCCTGACGATTATTTAAAACTATACTATAAATTTAATGAACCTAGTGGTAGCTACTCAGCAAGATCTATTTTGCTAGATAGTTCAAAAAGCAATCTTCATGCAAGAATCAATAATTACTTAGACAATTTTACAAGAGTTACGGGTTCTGACAATCCTGTCAAAAATGAAATTATCAATAGACACCCGGTTCTTTTTCCTGACTATACTCCGGTTGAAAACTTAAATACAACATTGTTGACGTCTGGGAGTGAATACGATGAAGTCAATCCTAATCTTATAACTAAACTAATACCTCCGCATTATTTTTTAGAAGCAAATAATCAAGAAAATTTCTCTTCTACATTAGGTAATTTAGGAAATGTCTTTTCAGCCGGATCAGATAAATTTCCAGGAAAGCAGATTAGTGAAATACCTAGTGCTACACTCCTAGTTAAATTTTTACTTTCTTGGTCAAAGTTTTTTGATGAAATGAAATTGCTTGTTGATGCTGTAACTGCAACAAATTATACA